CCCAAGCTGATTCTCAACTTCAAAATATTAAAGATATTAAACAAGCTAGATTAGCAGATCCTGAGAATAATCCAGAGCCTGTTTTTTGGAATAATATGGTTAATGATGATCCCAACAGTCCTTGGTTTGGGCAAACTTTAGGGAATGCACTTTCAGGGTTAACTACATTCGACCTGATGGATGCGGAAGCTTCTCCCACAGGCCAAGCTATTGTTCCTACTGTAGCTCCAGTAAAGTCTATTCTTTACGGGCCTAGTAGTATGGGACCTCCTCTCTCTACTAAAGGACAATTTTTATTTTCTAGAACAGGAATTTATTATGATTCCTATGGAGGAGGTTTAAATTATTCTGGATGTATTACTAATATAGTAAGTGCAATATATTATGATCCCGAAGGTAATCCTATTCCTGGGGCTGGGGTACCAGGGCAATTTGTTAAATGGATGCACGAATATAATCCTAATCTAGGGGGAAGAGGAGAAGCTGTATCCTGGAATACTTTTAATGGTTGGGCAAATACTGCATTTGATTTGGATCAAATTGATGAAAGTCCGATGATGCAACCTTTTTATGATGATGATCATTTTTTACAAGTACTTATTGATCAAAAAAATAGGGAAGTATATGATTTATCTACGTATATTACTGATCTTCAATTAAGTGGGTATACTGAAGATAGTGCTCTTCTTTCTAATCAACGACAAATTTTATATGCTGATATTGCTACTCATAATTCTAAAATAAATAAAAGAAAAAAACAGATTCAGGTACATGTTCTTTTATCCCCCCATAATCATCCTGCTGTTGCAGGAAAGATTCCTATTAACAGTTTCGGGGGGTTAGATGCAGGTAAACTTCTTATTGAAAAAGCTAAACAAGAAAAATTAATATTTCATCCTGGTGATACTTCGGGTTTAATTTTACCTCTATGTCCTACTTTTATAAAGAGTGAGATTGCACAAGATAAATTTAAGATAGAAGAATTAATGATTCCTCCAGTAGGAGTAGGGGGAATCATTTCTTCGGATCCTAATGTAAGTGGTGTGAGTGGTACTATGTTATCATTAAATGATCAGATTATAACAAAAGATTTGGTAGCTATTTATAACTTTTTAGATGCAGATTTAGTAGCCCCAGACTCAGATAATTATTTTGTGATAAATTGTGCGACTAGTTCTAGTAGTGAGGAACCAGCACAATTAGTTGCTTCTTCTGTGGAATCAATGTTCCCTTCTGGAATTGGATTACCTTATTTTAGAGGTATCTGTAATTTCTTTTCAGGAGTAAGTGGAGATGGTAATCCTAAATCCTCTTCTTACACAGGAAATTTACAATTTTTGCATTCTGCTTACAGACCTTATGGGTATGGACGAATTCAAAGTGGTTGGAATAATATAGAAAGTTTATTGTATAATGAGAGAGGAGCTTCATTTGAATTTTGGACACATGTCCCTGATTTAGGAGACAGTACGGGACCTGGATGGAATTCAGACAGTTCTTTATCAGCTTTACATAGAGTGGTTTTGGGGTGTGAAAATAGAGGAGGGTCGGCTTCTAGTGTTGATGGTTATTGGAATATAGGTCCTTCACAAGGCTCTAATAGCATTAGAGGATTGCTATTAGGATTTAGCAGAGATCGGAGAATAACAGAGGGGCTCCCTCCTAGTAATATTTCTAGTGAAAATGATATAAATAATAGACTTGTTTTCCATATGAGCCCTACTCAATCTATTAATACGAGTGGGGTTACTTTTGTGAATGCTTCTTCTACACCAGCTATATGTGTGCAGGATATCACCCCTCCTAGTGGGTACTATGGAATTAAAGTAGACACATCTACTCTTACTTCCGATGGGAGCAGTTTGAATGATTGTTCTTCTAATTTTATGTTAGTTACTGTTACTATAGATTATGCTCTTAACGCAGTAAATATATATTTAAATGGAAAAAGTTTAGCCTCTTCTAGTGTGGACTCTACTTTTGCAGTTACAGGGCCTCCTCAAATCCCTAGCATGACTGACTCTAGTTCCTTTAGTTATAATACTAGGTACTCAGAACTCCCTACAAATGCTCCTCTCTTTCCTCCAAATTCTTTAGGACAAAGAGATTTTTGGTATTGGGATGGACCTGAACCTCAAGGGAATGGTAAGATGAGTTTAACTCCTTGGATTATTGGAGGGGGGTATACTGATGGTATGTATTATTCCAAGACAGGGGAGCCTGGTATAGAGGGAATGAATTTTATGGGGGGAGAGTGGGGTGGTAAAAAAAGTGGCTTGTATGGATATATAGGAAGCCTAAAACTATATAATAGAGCAATCTCTGCTTCCGATGTTCTTGTTAATTATAAAGCGCAAAGAGGCTTTTTCGAAAATATTAAACTCTAATGGCTATTACTACTACTCATAATACTTATGGAGCTTCTGTTAGTTTAAATGTTAAACGTGCAGTTACTTCTAAATATAAAAAGAAAATGGGTTTAGCGTACCCCCTCGCTGGTACTTTTAAGACTGTTACAGGGCAGCCTCCTGCTTTACAAAATAATAAAGGTCCAGGGGGATATTTTAGTAAATCTTATGGTCTTGATTTAGTAAGAAATAATTTGAGGCAGCTTTTTTTGTGCCAACGTGGGGAAAGAGTTATGTTACCAGACTATGGGATATCCCTACAAAAATATTTATTTGAGCCTATGGATGAAACTACTTATTTTTTAATGAGAAATGAAGTACTAAGAACATTAAAAAAATATTTTAATATAGTAAATGTAATTAAATTAGGGATATTTGAAAAGGAGGGGGTAAATCACCAACTTATAGTAAGACTAACTCTTCAATTACTAGACGAGTCGTTGGATATTTTTGATGTAGAGGTTAAAATAACATAATGACATTCTCAGGAACAGTAAGTACAGACTTTATGAAGCTTGCGTCTATACCAGAACGTAAAAAGCAACAGTATATTGACTACGGGGGTACAGATTTTTACTCTTTAAGAGCAAATATAATTGATTATATTAAAGCGGTTTATCCTTTAGATTATCAAAATTTTTCTGAGTCAGACTTAGGGCTTATGCTTATTGAGGTTGTAGCATATATGGGAACAGTTTTATCCCTTAAAGGAGATATGTTAGCTAATGAAAATTATTTAAGAACAGTTAAAACAAGATCTAACTTAAAGAAATTATTGGAATTAGTTGGGGTAGATATGATGGGGCCAATGGCAGCAGCAGCCTCTGCTAAATTAACATGTACTACTAATCCTGCGGGAGCAGCTTCTTTTCCTTTAACATACACGGCAGAGAATAGAGTTTTTGCTATCACATCTAAAGAAGATGGGGCTCCTCTTAATTATACTTTGTATAAAATTGAAAATAATATTATTCAAAATATTAAAGATTTAACTGCTGAATTTACGTTAGAAGGAAGTGAAGCTGTAAACTCAGGAGTGGGGGAGGCTAGTTCAGTTTTTACAAATGTGGCTATACTAGAGGGAGCATTAAGTGTTCAAGAAGGAACGTTTGATACGTTAGAAGGGAATAAGAGAATTTTTCTTACAGAGACTCCCATTATAGAGGGGAGTGTACAAGTTTTTATTGATACGGGGAATATAACTGACCCTGCTCAGGGAGCTTACACACAGGTAAATCGTCTTTACTCAGCTTCTAGTACAGATTCTAAAATCTTTCAAGTAATATATGATGATAATTATGCAGCTACTATATTATTTGGGGATAATGCATTAGGTATTTCCCCTCCTGCTGGCTCTAGGTTTAGTGTTGCGTATAGAATAGGTGGTGGGACTAGAGGTAATATAGGTAATGAAGCTATTAATGTAGAAACAAAAATTGTAACTAGTGATAGTCCTACTGCTGCCACAATTCAAGTTACTACAGAAAATATAACCCCTGCTACTGGGGGATCTGAAGCTGAGACATCAGAACATGCTAAAAAATATGCACCATATACTTTTAAAAGGCAGGACCGAGTTGTAACGTTAGAAGATTATATTACTATTGGAAATACTTTTAGAACAAGCCAGGGTACTATAGGTAAAACTACTGCTGCTGTAAGAGATGCGTTTTCATCAGGAAATATTATTGATTTATACACCTTAGAAAAAGCTGATGATCTTAGATTGCAAAAAGCTTCTCCTACATTTAAGGAACAATTATTAGCTGAAATTGAGCCTAAAAAAATGTTAACTGATGAAGTTAGTGTAGTAGATGGTTTAATAAGAACTTTAGATTTAGTAGTTACTATGCATATAGATAAGGAATCTGAAACAATTGAACCCCAGATTCAGCAAGAAGTTTCTCAAGTAATTTTAAATCATTTTAGTATTGACAGGGCTGATTTTGGTAAGCCCTTCATTGTTTCTGAATTAAATAGAGAAATCTTTAGATTGCCTACTGTAAGATATTCTACCGTAGACAATATGCCCGAGGTTACTAAAGTAGATTTTAATGAAATTATTCAATTAAA